TATATCTTTAGCAACTTTAGACTACACAGCTAACACAGTTAATTGGTTAGATAGCACAGTTACAATAAGTTCATTAAGCCAAGATTTAGATGTTAATGGAAATTCAATTATATCAAGTGCAAATGGAAATATTACATTTACACCTGATGGAACAGGAAAAGTTATTATAGATGGTTTATCTTACCCAACAACAGATGGAACTTCTGGTCAAGCTATAGTAACAGATGGTTGTGGAAATTTATCTTTTGCTAGTGTTGAGGGAAGAACAGGAACAGTTAATTGGGATACTACAGCAAAGACAGCTAGTTTTACTGCTGTAAGTGGTAATGGTTATTTTGTTAATACGACTTCCGGTGCAATCACAGTTACATTACCTGCTGGATCAGCAAATGATATTGTAGGTATTTCAGATTACGCATCAACTTTTCAAACTAACAATGTAACAATCACTCCAAACGGAACAGACAAAATTAATGGTGTAAATGATGATGCAACTCTTTCAACACAAGGTTTAGCAGTTTCATTAGTATATGTAGATGCCACAAGAGGTTGGAAGTCAGTAACAGGTTCTGATAATGATACAACAGGTGTTTCTCCAACTTTTATAACAGCAACAGGAGGAACAATAACTTGTTGTGGAGATTACAAAATTCACACTTTTACTAGTCCTGGTACTTTTACAGTTTGCTCTGTAGGTAATCCAGCAGGTTCAGATTCAGTTGATTATTTAGTTGTAGCAGGTGGTGGATCTGGAGGATCTGCACAAGATGGTGGCGGTGGCGGTGGAGGAGCTGGAGGATATAGAGAAGGATTAAATCCAGGTTCTTACACAGCAAGTCCATTAGCAACTACATCTTTACCTGTATCTGCAACATCTTTTCCAATTACAGTGGGAGCTGGAGGTACTAGTGCGTCTTATGGCGGAACTAATACTAACGGTTCTAATTCAGTATTTTCAACAATAACATCAGCTGGTGGTGGATTTGGCGCACAAGGAAATAATCCTGGTGGCAGTGCAGCTACAGCTGGAAATCCTGGTGGTTCAGGCGGAGGTGGATATGGTTATACAACAGGGGTAGGTGGAGATGCTGCTGGAACAGGAAATACACCTCCTGTTAGTCCTCCTCAAGGAAATAATGGTGGTGCTGGTGTTTTGTCAGATTCAGATGCTGCTACTCAAAATGGTGGAGGAGGAGGAGGTGCAACTGCGGTTGGTGTACAAACAACTCCTACTAGTCCAGGCTGCTCACCTTATACAGGTGGTCCAGGCGGTGCTGGTGCAACAAGTTCAATTAATGGAACTCCAACAACTAGAGCTGGAGGTGGTGGTGGGGGTCGTAGATATGGACCTCCTTCAGGAACTGTAGGTACAGGGGGTGCAGGTGGTGGTGGAGCAGGAGGATCAGGTGGTGGTGATTCTAGTGTAGCAGGAACTGCTAATACTGGCGGTGCTGGTGGCGGTGGTGGTGGAGGAGGAGGAAGTCCAGCAAATCAAGGTTCAAATGGTGGTTCAGGTATAGTAATAATAAGGTATAAATATCAATAATATTTATGTGTTTACTAAAATTTAAAATTAATACATAAGGAGAAATATTATGGCACATTTTGCAAAAATAGGTTTAAATGGAAAAGTTCTTCAAGTTTTAACACTTGATAACAAAGATATGCTCAATGCTGATGGTGTTGAAGATGAAAAAGTTGGACAACAATATTTACAACAACACAATAATTGGACAGCAGAAATGTGGATTCAAACTTCCTATAATACATATAAGAATCAACATAAAAATGGTGGCACACCATTTAGAGGAAACTATGCTGGTATTGGTTATACTTGGGATGAAGATAATCAAATTTTTTGGTCTAAAAAACCTTATCCATCATGGGTAAAACATATTGCAACTGCATCTTGGAAATCACCAATCGGTGATGCACCTGAATTAACACAAGAAGAAAAAGATAATAATTCATATTATGAATGGAATGAAGAAAACCAAAGTTGGGATTTGACAAATTATTCATAATAATATTTTATGCTTGGTGTGGAAATCAAAAAAAATATTTTATCACAAATTGATTTATATTATGGTGATGTTTCAATGCCTAAAGGTTTTGAAATAGATAGAGATAAATTATCAGGCGATATTTTACAATCTACATTTACCGATTCAGAATTTCCATTTTCAAAAACTTGGGATATGCTTAATACTTATATTAGAGAACATGTAAATTGTGAATATGGTTTTCAATTAATCAACAAACAAACATTTGGCGACATCTATAAACCTAATCAACTATCAAAACCTTTATTAAATATTGACCCTGTAGATTTAAAAAATTCTCCTGATTATATTTGTTTGTATGGTGTAAAAGTTAATAATTGTTTTGTAACAATATGTTATGATGACAATAGAAGAAAAGGTAGAAGTTGGGATATACAATTAAAAGATAATATGTTCATTATGTTTCCATCAACAAATATGTATTACATAAATAACAAACAAAAAGATTCTTTAAATTTTGTTCAAAGTATAACTTATGAATATATCTAATTATTATTGGTATTTTCAATCTGCTTTACCTCCAAAATTATGTGATGACATAATTAAATATGGTTTATCACAATCTGAAACTATGGCTAGAACTGGTGGTTATGGTGATAGAGAACTAACTAAAGATGAAATCAAAGATATGAAAAGAAAACGAAATTCTGATTTAGTTTGGTTATCTGATACTTGGATTTATAAAGAAATACATCCTTATGTTCATCAAGCTAATAAAAATGCTGGTTGGAATTTTGAATGGGATAGATCAGAGCCTTGTCAATTTACTAAATATAAATTAAATCAATATTATGATTGGCATTGTGATTCATGGGATAAACCTTATGATAAACCAAACACATCAGATCATGGTAAAATTAGAAAATTATCTATGACTTGCCAACTTACTGATGGTTCAGAATATGAGGGTGGAGAATTAGAATTTGATTTTAGAAATTATGACCCATATATGAGAGATGAATCAAAACATTTAATTAAAGCAAAAGAAATATTACCAAAAGGAAGTATTATTGTATTTCCATCATTTGTATGGCATAGAGTTAAACCAGTAACGAAAGGAGTAAGGTATAGCCTAGTATGTTGGAACTTAGGTTATCCATTTAAATAAAATGAACATAGTTGAATATTTTAAAACACCAATATGGATTGAGGAGAAACCTGAATTTATAAAATCATTAAATAAAGCATCTAATAAATATATTAAAGATGCTAAGAAAAGAGAAAAAGATTATATCAACAAATGGGGTGATTTTGGAAGAAGTTATCATTCAACACCACTTACAATGGATAACAATTTTTTAGATTTTAGAAATTATATTGGTCAAAAGTCTTGGGAGTTTTTAGATTGGCAAGGTTTTGATATGCAACAATATATAACTATGTTTTCTGAATTGTGGGTACAAGAATTTGCTAAAAAAGGTGGTGGACATCACTCAGCACATATTCATTGGAATCAACACGTATCAGGATTTTATTTTTTAAAGTGTGGCGATAAAACTTCTTATCCTATATTCCATGAACCAAGAACAGGTGCAAGAGCAACTAAATTAAAAATGAAACCAACTAATGGTATATTTCATGGTACAGAATTAGTGCATTTCAAACCTAAACCTGGAACATTAATAATCTTTCCTGGTTATTTAGAACATGAATATTCAGTAGATCATGGTATAGAACCTTTTAGATTTATACATTGGAATATACAAGCTGTACCAAAAGAGATGGCTAAAGATGTCGTTTAAAAAAAATAAACATACAATAATCAAACAAGCTATTTCAAAAGATTTAGCAACTTTTGTTTATAATTATTTTAGTATGAAGAAACAAGTTTATGATACTTGCATACAAAATACATATATCTCTCCATATGAAACATTATTAGGATATTATGAAGGTGCTGATGAACAAATACCTAACACTTATTCATCATATTCAGATATTGCTATGGAAACATTATTATTAAAATGCCAACCAATCATGGAAAAAGTAACAGGATTAAAATTACAACCATCTTATACTTATGCAAGAATTTATAAAAAAGAAGATGAACTCAAAAGACATAAAGATAGATTTAGTTGTGAAATATCTACTACAATGAATTTAGGTGGAGATCATTGGGATATATATTTAGAACCATCTGGTAAAGAGGGAATGAAAGGTATTAAAGTATCTTTAAAACCTGGAGATATGTTAGTCTATTCTGGTTGTGAATTAGAACATTGGAGAAAACCATTCAAAGGTAAAGAATGTTGCCAAGTATTTTTACATTATAAT